CCATTAAAAAAGGAATTGACCCTATTTCGGTTCGTTGTTCATATGTTCAGAGCACGGATTTAATTTGTATTGCGTTTGCTGCTTCAGCGCAATCACACAATGTAGCACAACAAGCAGTTAAAAAATAATTAAGGAATTTATATTATGTCAAGATTTACTTTTATATGTGAAGATGAACCAATGCCATTTAGCGATGGCATTGTTTCAAAGAAAACGGTTGAATTCAATGGTGAATCCTTAGATGGTATTATTAACGAATTTGAGATGTTCTTAAAAGGTTGTGGATTTCATTTCTCTGGCCATTTAGATTTTGTTACTGACGAAGAACCACCAGAGTGGCACACCGAAGAATTTGAAACACCAAAGTTTGATTTCTCGGAGATTCAAAAACTTAATTGGCCATTTCCTAGACAAACAGAACATAGTGAGAGCTCGGACAGATAATGCCTACAAAAGACGAAATGGCAAAATTTGCTAGAGCAATTGATGGTCTAGTGGCAAATACAGATTACAATTACATTGAAGCTATTGTTGAATACTGTAAACAAACTGGATTAGAAATTGAAGTAGCTGCCACTTTGGTGAATGCTAATTTAAAATCTAAGTTGACGGCTGATGCAATGGATTTAAATTTACTGAAAGAAAAAGGATCACGATTACCAATATGATTGATGGTTATGAAGCGTTTAGTTTGTATCAATCGCTCAAATTACATTTCAACCAACAAACATATGATTTCTTTAAGTATAACGGCAAGACAAACACATCAAAATTGGTCTTTGAGAATCGCAAGGACAAATACCACTTTTATAAGTTAGCCCGTAAGGTAACACAAAAAGACGATTTGGTTTCTTTTCTGGTTGCTAACTTTGTAGAAAATGAAAATGTTTGGGTTGGTGATTTATTGACAGAAGATGCGGAAGTGAATTTTCGCAAACATCAAAAGATTATCCAATCGTTGTCGTATATTTTTGAGAATGATTGTAAAGTTATTTTTGAAGATTGTAAAGATCCGAATGATGTAATACGAGTGGTTGATGGTGAATATCCTATACTGTTAAAGAAAGCTTTGCGTAAGGAGATTCATGTTGAAACTCTTTGCCTGTTAGCCCATATACTAGGTTTCTTGCCTATGTGGAACAAAAAAATCACCGACACAATTCGTTGGCCAGAATACCAAAAGAAGCTAACGAAATATGCCCACTTTTTACCCAAAGATGTAGTAAAATATAAATTGATACTTAAAAAGATTATATAATGATTAAAACGATATACCTAGACATGGATGGAGTTCTGTGTGATTTTGAAAAGAAGTTTACAGAATTATATGGATTCTTATCGTTGGCCAAAAGAGACCGAAAAACTTGGTCAAAAGATTGGGAAGATTTCATATTAAACCAAAAAGCTTTTGAGGAGTTAGAATGGTTTCCTGGTGGCAAAGAGTTGTTAGCATACATTCGCAAACATCCAAATATCCATGTAGAAATACTATCTTCATCTGGTGGCGAAAAGTTTCATGGTGAAGTAACTGTCCAAAAAATCAGATGGTTAAGAAAACATGGAATTAATTATAAAGCCAATGTTGTACCTGGTCGTAGGCATAAAAAAGATTGGGCAAATCCTAGCTCAATAATTATTGATGATACACCTGATGTCATTACGGCATGGAACAAAGCAGGTGGTGTAGGCATACTTCACAAAGATGTAAAAGAAACTATAAAAACGCTTGACACGCTACTAAATAAATGATATACTATGTTTGTGTGAATAAGTCGTTTATATACCGTTAATACTCCGTTTATACGAAAGGAAATACTATGAGTAGTTTTGCAAACCTAAAGCGTGGCCGTTCTGACCTCGCTAAACTCACAAAAGCAATTGAAGCAACATCACAACCTGCTGAAGCTGGTTCTAAAGATGATACTCGTTTTTGGCAACCAGAAGTAGATAAAGCAGGCAATGGCATGGCAGTCATTCGTTTTCTACCAGCACCAGCGGCTGATGGTGACGATGCTCTTCCATGGGTTCGTGTTTTCTCACACGGCTTTCAAGGACCTGGTGGTTGGTTCATTGATAATTGCTTAACAACAATTAATGAAAAATGTCCAGTTTGTGAGCACAACAATACATTATGGAATTCTGGCATTGAAGCAAACAAAGATATCGCAAGAAAGCAAAAGCGTAAACTATCTTATGTTGCTAATATTTTGGTCATTTCTGACCCAAGTAATCCTGCTAACGAAGGCCAAGTAAAATTATTTAAATTCGGTAAGAAGATTTTTGATAAGATTACAGAAGCAATGAATCCTGAGTTTGCTGACGAAACACCAGTTAACCCATTTGATATGTGGGAAGGCGCTAACTTCAAATTAAAGATTCGTAATGTTGAAGGCTATCGTAATTATGATAAATCAGAATTTGCTAGTAAGTCAGCAATCTTTGAAGGTGATGATGAGAAACTTGAGCAACTTTGGAAATCAGAGTTTGGTTTAAAAGAGTTTTCTGAGAAGAAGCAATTTAAACCTTATGAGCAATTGAAATCTCGTTTGGATAAAGTTCTTGGTTTTGAGGGTAATGTAGCACCTAAAACTAAAGCAATTGACAATTTAGATACTCTGAAGGAAGAAGATGTTCCTTTTGATACCTCTAGTGTTGAAGATGAGGACTTAGATTACTTTAAGTCGCTCGCTGAAACGAAGTAAAAAATCCCATGCAAGTGCTAGACCCCGCTTCGGCGGGGTTTTTTATGCGTAAGTGGATCCCATAAGAGCATCAACAATGTCTTTATCGTATGCAGACGCTGGTCTTCCTGCGGTTGGTGCAGCTGCCATAGTTGTTCTTTGTGAATTATCTACGACAACACTTCCTCCGCCACCAGTAGCCTGACGAGCATCCGCTGCAGCTGTTGAAGCAGAAGCTATTGTTGCACCAGATGTTGGCGCTGCCGCAGGTGCAGAAGCTACAGCTGATGTTCCTCCACTACCAATACCTTGTGTAGCTGAACCAACTTTAAAGTAAGTCGCTGAAGATGTGCCATATGCATCTGAACCAACTTTACCTTGTGCTAATTGTTTGGCACCTCCAGGTCCCAATAGATGAGAAGCTGCTAAGTAACCTGCTATTTCTTGTTGAGAGCTTTTATCATTAATGACTCCAATACGATTTAATGTGGCAAAATTTTGTTTAGTATATTTCACCATTGTATCTTCTTGTAATTGAGGATTATTTAAGAAGGCCTTCTTGCCACCTTCAATATTCCAATTAGCTGGGTCGTCTAAACCTTTTAACGAGGTGCCTTTTTTAACAAGACCCATATCTTGTAAAGCTAAAGCACCGAACTGATATTTTCCAAGATATCCTAAAGTGTTGACAGCATCATATTTACCACCACTTTCTTTTTCTCCAATTTTTTGTGCATAGCTTTGATAATCAATTGGTATTCCTGAACCTGAAGGAATAGATCCAGATACTTTTGAAGGAGAAGATTCACCTGATGTTAGAGGAAGTCCAGAGCCAGTCATAATTGGTGATCCAGAACCACTTGTAACCGTATTTTCAGGCATTGGTGTTGCCGCTGTTGCAGTTGCTGGAGCGGCTGGTGCAGGAGTCGGTGATGGAGTTTGGCCAATATTGTTTGCTTTTTTATACTCATCAACCGCTCTAGACGATTCTGTTCCCCTCTTAGCAAAACCTTCTAATTGTTTTTCATTTAGTTTTTGACCTTCATTAAAAGCTTTTTCATAATCAGCAATCTCTAATTTTGTTCTTTCGTATTCTGATAACTTTTTCCTGCGGTCTTGTTCATCTTTGACACCAGCAAGGCCGCCTACTTCTTGAGCCTGTCTTAAACCTTTGGCTGCTTGTTCATCTTCATAACTAGGTTCTGTTTTTTTGATAAGTTTAACAAACAAAGCACCTAAAAGTGCAAGACCTCCGCCAGCTAAAAGTATCGGACCCAAAGCACTAAGCATACCTGTGAGTAAAGTTGGTAAAGCCGCACCTTTTAATAAAGATGGTAACATATCACCAATATCAAAACCTCCAGAATCTTTAACAAACAAAGCTGAACTTGGAGATTGACCATCTCTTTTTGTACCTAAAATACTGGTTAAATTTGAAGCACCAACTGAACCTCCAACTTTACCTACAGCTTTCATCTTACTCTCAAAGGCGGTTTCTCTGGCCATTTGTCTGGAGAAAAAATCTCCAGCGGTTGTTTGTGGCTTACCGCCAGAAATTCTGACTAACTTAATAATATTTTGTTTTACAAGATGGAAGTCCCTTGCCATTGAAGGCAATACAATAGAATTTTTAGCAGTTATTTTTGTTGCTTCAGCCATTAGTGATAACTCTCCAGCGCCAGAAGAAATAGAAGGCATTGAAGAAGTTACTGATGGAGTTTTTCGTGTAGTTGCTGAATATGGTTTTAAACCAGGAAACATTGTGGCTATAACTCCACTAGAGTCAAGCATCTGCCTTGGGTCTATTTTTTCACCCAATCGTTTAGTTATGGCACCACCTAAATTGCCACCAGATTTTTTTTCTTGTTTGTATATTTCTGCTAAGCGTGACATCTATTATTTTGTCCTTTGTTGCATTTTAATTTTTTCGTTTTCTTCTTCCAAATATTTTATTAGCATTGTCAGATATATCTCCCTTTCCCACGGCAACATATTTTCTAATTCAGTTAAACTATACTTGTGGTGTTGCATCATCGCAAAATTAGTTTGAAAGTAATTATTCAAACTATCGTGAGAAAGGGCTATATGAAAAAATTTTGTAAGCCTTCTACCTCAATGCTTT